GAATGTTCGTGATTCATAATGTCCCCCCGCTTCGCACCTGAGTTGTGTGTTAGCTACTGGCTCATCACACCGGGTTGAAAATCCCATTATAAAACAGAAAGATGGTGAGACACTAGCGAAGACGTACTCTTCTGGGAGGTTGAGTGGCGTCAGGCGGGCGTCCTGGACGCATATATGGCAAGTCGATTTTAATCATGAAGATAACAATAAGCGTGTTGTATAATTATTCTAGTTTAGGGGGTCACCGGGCTACTGAAGTTCCGGACACCCAATGTACGGCGGGTGTATAAACATAAAAGACAAAATGGAACAGACCCAACCTATAATAGGCACCGGTCAAATCTCCCAACCTGTTCCCCAGACGTTTCTACTGGCGTCCCCATGCTACAGTAGCTGCGAGGGTCGGCTAAGTGCCCTCAAAACCCCGACATGTGAGTCTGTTTATCCAGATACATGTTTCACCGATTTGCTTCTGCAGATTGGTGTGTCACTAGACGCAGTGATTGCTTTTAGTTCTTGTGACACCTGGTGGCTCGAGCCTGACGGCTCATTAGTCACCCCCCCAACCCGCAGATCGGGTTGGACTATTCATGCAGCGCGTAAGTTCCTCGCGTTGTACGAGATACCGAGCATTATATTGTATTGTGACGGACGTGATAATTTTCTGATTAATATTGGAATAAAGTCGCAGAAAGAATTTCAGAAAATTTTGCTTGGTCAAAAAGCTTTTTATTTGAAAGATGGACATTGGTCCATAGGAGGCTATCCTTTGAGCGCATGTTATTACCGACCTTTGTCGGATATGCAGTTGTTTATAGGTGGCTTTGGTAAAAAGAAAAAAGAAAAGCTTAAGGAATCACCCAATTACGGATGGGAAGGAGAAAATCCTAAGGATGATCGCTCTATGTATGTTGAGAAGCAGACAAGAAAGAAGCGCAAAGAGTTTGTTAAGAATTTGCGTCGACATAAGGATTTCACTCCTGGAAAAGAGAAGCCCAAGTATTATGCAGTTACAGATACTGGTCAACCAACTCCACCATTAGATCCGCTTGGTATTGCTGCCGACGTTACGTCTTTGATAGTGACAGTGCAAGCTTATGTTAGGACAAAAGACAGATATGTATTAGCTGCTGGATTGCTCCAATTGTTCTCTTTTGTAAGAGATAATAAGGATTATATGCAGTTAGTTTTGCAGAATTTGCCCGGTTTAACTGAGTTTACATATGCCGCTTTTATAGAATGGCTAAGCAAGCAATCTATTGGATTTGCAGAAAAAATTCCT